TCTGGAGGGGTCGCTGACCTTGCGTCGAAACTCGAAGGCATTGCATCTCCCTGCATGTCCAAGGCGACTCAATATCGCGATGCCATGCATATGGCCATGACTCAAGAGAGGATTGCGGAGGCCAAAGATGAGCAATCCTTGAATCAACAAACCGCGTTATATGGCGTATCTCATGGCAGGCAAAATACCGAACGCCACATGCTTGAGATCATGCAACAGCAATTGCAAGATGCGAAAGCTAGACGCGAAAGGATGAGCGACGACATGCTGCATAATGATTCCGATCTAAAAGCATGCATCACATCTGCGGAAGATGGCGGTAAGGCCGCGTATGTAGAGTTCAAGGACGACGCGCGCAGTCAACATACCCGTGCCGTGGCCGCAAATTTGCTTGCGACGTGGCTTACCAATGTCAAAACCATAAGCATTTCCCACGTGCACGGCGCGGACGATACGTATGCGGCGTGGAATAAAGCAAAGTCGCTAGCAGAAATTGCGGAGCTTTGACCGTGAGTTCCAGCCTCACCCTCGTCGCCAAGCCGCATCCGCTGGCATCTGATACCTATTGCGCGCCCGTTAAGGCCGGATAGACCATCGCTGAAATGCTTGGCGATGACGTTTATGGTGCCGTTGAAGTGTCCGTAGGTGGGCATATCGTTCCTCGCGTGCTTTGGGGGCAGGTAAAGCCCAAGCCGGGACAAGTCGTGCATGCAGTAGCCGTGCCGTAGGGTGGCAATGGCGGCAAGTGGCTGCGCACGATCCTTTTGGTGGCTGTGGCGATCGTGGCGTGGGAAGTCGCGCCCTATCTCACCGGCGAATTCGGCGTCCTGGCCGGCGCCAATACCTCGCTTGTCGCGGCTGGCCTTGCGCTCGTTGGCCAGCTCGCTATCACTGCCCTGATCCCCCCGCCGACACCGAAGGGCTTGGGCGGATCCAGTGATCCCTTCAACCAACTCGCCAGCATCACCGGAACATCGAACTAGGCCAACCCGTACGGCGTGATTCCGTGCGTAGTGGGCAAGATGCGGTATTTCCCTCCGCATGCCGCGCTGCCTTACACCGAAACGCTGGGCAGCGATCAGTACCTGCGGATGCTGCTCGATCTAGGCTACGGCGACCTGGACATCTCCGACATCAAGATCGGCGAGACCGACATCACCAGCTACACGGGCGTGGAAACCGAAATCAGCACGGCGCCATCGCTGTTTTCGCAGGACGTCTACGAATTGGGCGTCGGCGTGGAACTGGATGATGCAGGCAACACAGCGACGCGCACCACGCAAAGCGCTACCACGGAAATCAGCCTCGATCTCGTGGGGCCGCAGGGAATCTTTGGCGTAGACGCGAAGGGCGGCACGGTGACGGGCAGCATCGACTTCAACATCCAGTACCGCAAGACCGGCACCAGCACGTGGACGAACATTGGCAGCGCCACGGGCTTGCAGTTTGGCGGGGGCATCACGTCGCAGGGAGGGGCCACTGTTCGCATTACCTCGGGCGCGCGCCGGACGTATCGCGGCGGCGTGCGCTGGAAGGTGGCGAGCGGGCAGTACGATGTCGTGGTGACGCGCGTCACGGCCAAAGGCATCGGCTTCCCCGGCTCCGTGGATACCAACAGCGTGATCTCTGCGATCCAGTGGACCGTGCTGCGATCGTTCAGCCCGCAACTTCCCAGCACCACCGGCACGCTGAAACTGGCGGTTCGGATCAAAGCCACCGACCAGCTCAACGGCGTGGTGCAGAACCTGTCGGTGCTGGCGGCCTAGAAAGTCCCAATGTGGGACAAGGCCAATCAAGTTTGGCTGGCGTCCGCCGAAACCGAGAATCCCGCATGGCTGTATGCGTGGCTATTGACGCGTTGCCCCGCCGTCGTGCGCAGGTTGGATGATGCGCGGCTCGACCTAGATGGCATCGCCGATTGGGCCGACGAATGCGCCGCGAAGGGGTTGGTATGCAGCTTCGTGATGGACTCGGCGCGGGCGCTCTCTGACGTGTTGAAAGACGTACTCGCATCGGGCCGTGCCAGTTTCGGCATGGTCAATGGCAAGTATGGCGCTGTCCGCGACAAGGCGCAGACCGTGCCCGTGCAGATGTTCACCCCGGCGAACTCTTGGGGGTTTAGCTATCAGCGTGCGTTCGGCGAATTGCCGCATGCGCTGCGCGTGAACTTCACGAACCCGGAAGCCAACTATCAGCAAGACACCTGCGTCGTTTATGCGGACGGCTACAACGAGGATGGATCGGGTGGGAATACTGCCGCGACCAAATTTGAACAACTCGACCTGCGCATGGTCACCGACCCAGATGCCGCGTGGCGATTGGGCCGCTATCACTTGGCCGTTGCATACAACCGACCGACCACCTACAGCCTGAACGCCGACATTGAAGGCATGGTGTGCGAGCGCGGGGATTTGGTGCGCGTGGCGCATGACATTACCGAATGGGGCAATTCGTGGGGCCGCCTTGTGTCCGTGTCGGGTGACGGAAAGTCCGTGACGCTGTAGGGCACGGTGGACCTTGTATCCGGCAAGACGTACCAGTTGCAGGCACGCAAGAGTGACGGCACGCAAACCGCCGTAAACGTCACTTCATCGGCGGGCACTGGACTCTCGACGATCACGCTCGCCTCAAGCATCGGGGCGGCGGCGTGCGATCTCTGGGTGCTTGGCGAAATCAACCACGGCACCGCAGACCTCATCGTCAAATCCGTCATCCCGAGTGACAACCTGACCGCGAACATCATCATGGTGGACGCTGCCCCGGCTGTGCTGACCGCAGACAGCGGCACGCCGCCGACATTCGTTTCGGCGATCACCGGCAAGGCGTGGTGCGCGGCGCCAGAGCCGCCGCAACTGCAATTGATCATCACGGGCTCGCCGGATGACGGCGGGAATACACATCCGGGCGTGGGCGTCTCCATGCCTCCGCAGCCGGGAATTCTGCGCCCGGACAAGGGCGGTGGATATCTGCGGGTCGGAAGGATAAGCGCACTATGACCAAGACCGCTGCCACACGCTTCCAGGTCCGCTGGCGCAAGTCGACCGACACTGGCACGCTTTGGTCCACGCCCGTCGACGTCGGCGCGGATGGGCATGTAACGGTGCCTGGCTACGACTTGCAGCGCGCCACCGATTACGTGTTCCAGGCGCGCTCAGGCAGCGCGTGCGGAGCGTGGTCGGATTGGGCCATCCAGACCTTCAATTTGCCGGATGCCTCGGCGCCTCCCGGCGTCGCCAGCCTCGCTGCCGATTCGGCCGCCGACGCGGTGCACCTCGGCTGGACGGCAGTGGCGTATGTCGGTTCGATCCTCTACAGCATCGAGCGTAGCAACGTCGCCACCGGCGGCTTCGCTGAACGTGCGACGACGGCGGCCACGGCCTACACCGATCGGGAAACCACGGGCGGCACCTATTTCTATCGCGTGCGGGCAAAGAATGCGCGCGGGCTGTACGGCGATTACAGCAACGTGGTCAGCTCGCATGGCGTATCCGTGGATAACCTGGGCGATGATGTGGCCGCAGCGCTGGCGGCGGCGGGTGCCGCGCAGGATGCAGCGGACGCGGCCACCGCGCAGGATGCCGCGATCGCCAACGACAACGTTCTGTCGCCGGGCGAAAAACCCGTGGTCATCCGCGATTATGACGTGATCACGACGGAGCGCAGTGGCATCGATACGCAGGCACTGGCCTACGGCATCACCACGGAGATGACGGCCTACGACAATGCCGTCAACGCACTGATCACCTACCTGACCACGCTCACGACGCCCGTCGCATGGGACGACAAGAGCGGCAACACCACGATCAATGGGGCGACCTTCAAGGCACGGTTCAACACGGTTTACACCACCCGGCAAACCCTGCTCAACAAGATTTATGCCACGGCGAAAAACCTCGCCGACACGGCACAAGCCACGGCGCTGACGGCGGTCCAGAACGGCAATGACGCCATCGCAATTACGAATGCCAATGCGCCGCTGGTGCCGAACGGCACGTTCAAAAATGGTGACACCGGCTGGTTCATTCAAACGGGTTGGACGATCAATTCCGTACTGAACAAAGCGACCTATACAGGTTCCGCTGGGCTCACCTTGCAATACATCAGGAGCACGAATTCCGTGTCGTGTGCGCCCGGGTCGCGCTGGCACGGAAGCGCAGTGGCGCAGTCGTTTGGACTCGTCGGCAATATTTCGGTGAGACTGTATTTTTTTGACGCAAATCATACGTACATCTCATCGATGTCCGGCAACTCGATCACCGGCACGGCGGGGCCTCTCTTGCTAGACACGGTAGTTGAGGCGCCCGCGAATGCTGCATTCGTGTCATTCAACGTCTTGGCCACTAGTGCCACGGGCGGAAGCTGCGACATCATGAACTGCTACATGATTCCCGCCCCCCAGTCGCTGGATGATGTGCCGGACAGTACGACACGATTCGCGGCAGCCGAACCCAATGCGGATCAGACCGCAGGAAAATCGTTGACCGTATTGACGGGCCGCACGATGGACCTGATCGGGGACACGGCATCGCGCGTGGCCATGCAGCCCGGCGAACGTACGAAGCTTGGTGGTGTCGCCGCAGGTGCCGACAAAACCATCGACAACATCGCCGGGCAAGGTGCGAATCTTCTGCCCTACATGTACACAACCTTTGCCACCGGACAACGGATCCCGCCTCTTTCCGGTTCACTGACCGGGATGTATATC